CGTTATTTACAAATAACATTTGCATCTGTCTCTATCCAGACTCTTGCACCGCACGGCAGCGGTTTGTTTGGTCTATATACAACTTTACTGTCACCAAGTATTTCAACTTCATGAGCGTAGTCATTCGATAACACGACTGTTTTGGTATTGGGCTTGTATGTTTTGACTGTTATCACAGGGTCATTCGTTCCATGTTTTTTGTTACTGCGAATTTTCCCCATGTTTACATGGATTCGTTTCATTATAATGTGAGTAGCTCTCTGTTTCTCAAATGTTCTTCTGCAATATCTTGTTTGGACTGCCCGTGATATTCGACTCCATAATGTCGGTCTATCATAATTTGATTGAGCGTTCTCAACGCATCTACCAGTGTATCATAGACTACGAACTCACCAAGTATACGTCCAAACTTTCCTTTATCATCTTTTCTGGTTCTCAGTGTTTGCATTGAGCCCACTGGTAAAAGGTCTTGGACAAATGACTTTGCAGCCAGTCCGTATTTCTTTTCTTCCAAGTCTCTCGTTCTGGACTCAGGGGTATCGATGCCATATAAACGAACACGTTCTTTTCGCAACCAGATACCGAAGCCGAGATCAATGTCTACGTCTACGGTATCTCCATCAACGACTCTATCTATTTTGCATCTATACTCGTACATCGAAATTTGTTCCAACTCTGTCTGGTGGCATAATCGTCTTGATGGAAACCGTGTTAACATCTCGCACAACTTGTCCGTTAGGATATTGAGTGCTACTGTACTGAACGTATTCTTGTGTCATTCCACCATTAGCACTTTTATTGACCGTCACCATACTTTTAAGAAAAGTAACTGGATTAAACGATGCTATTCTATCTAGTGCGTCCATCTATGATGTCTACCTTTTTAACTTCCTTTTTATTAAATTTGCGAACCGCCAGTCGAATCTCGGCTAATTTTTCAATGCTAAGTTTGTCGTAACTATCAGCACCACGCCGTTGAATCTTTTTTACTGTATCATTTTTCATTCAACTTTCTTCCAACCAACACGACTACAAATATACTTCTCAGTTCCAATCAGAATCATGTCATCAACACTAGTGCTTCGACACCCTCCATCTTCATCTGGAAATGTCGGAGTGACTTCCTTGTTTTCCCACCATGCATAATCAATGCTATTGGTGAGTTTAAATGCGAGTTCAAGTTTCTCATTCACAGTTGCACTTTTGGGAACCTCCACAAACGCAACGGTTCTAGGAGTTTCATCAAATGCAGCGTGAATGACAGCGACCTTCTGTTTGAAAGCCTTTTCATAATTCCTTGTGAGTGCTTCGTTCATAGCAAGAGTTCAACCTCTTTTTCCAACATAAATCTAACAACATCTATCCTCTTAGCAGGATAGGTGATTTCCCCATCTTGATCCAACTGTGCCATCTCGTACTCAGTTTGATAGTCGTGAGGAACTTGCTCGAAATGACAAGGAAACTCCTTGTAACCAATACCATTCTCCATAGTAATGGCTGCTACAAACGCAACTGCGTCCTGTAACCTATCTACACCAGTAATGATGTAATCACTACCAGCTTTAAACTTCCAATGAGCATGGTTGTCGGCGAACTTGCCACTTTCACAATGAGCACCATAGTTTTCTAAAGTCTGGGTTGTAACGAGAAATGTTTCCATACTATTGCTTTCAGCCTCAATTTTCATCATATGTATATTATCGTCTATTTTGAGGGGCATTGTCAACCCCCTATGTAAGTCCTTGATTTACCTACGATTATGCACGTTTCTTCATTTGAAGTTGCTGTGCAATCCAAGCTTTACCTCGACTATTCTGGACTTTTTTGTTGGCTAGGCGGCGAACTCTTTTGATTACTTCTTTCATCATATCTTCATCTTTATCATTATTGTCTACGATAATGAAGCCGTTCTTGAAGAAAGTGCTGAACTTACCGATATTGTTCTGCACCGCCTTCCAACTATTTGTGACGATTGATGTAGGTACACTACGAGCTCGTTTTTCATTTCTTTGGAGTGCAACGTCTATTGATGTATTTACAAATATCATGTATACATCGTACCCAAGAATCTCCAACTCTCTAGCTTGCTTACTGATTCTATCAAACTCTCTACCAGTACCATCTATGATTAGACCTAATCGACCTTCGATATAATTTGCTTGTCTCTTTGCGGTAAGTTTCTTTGCATGAGTTCGGATTGCGCCTCTTGGTTCTTCTTCCTCTGGAGGCATCTTCAGAGACAGCCCTGCGTCCTTGAGAAGTTTCTCAAACGCATTGTCACTGTTTACGACTTTCATACCTAGGCCACCAGTAGTACGTTGGATAACGTATGACTTACCACTGCCCGGCCCGCCTGCAAGGAAAAATGCTTTTAGAATATTAGGATCGTAAACCCCCTCTTGTAAATCGTAGAATGTTTTCATTCTCTTTCTCTATAGATCTTTGTTGTTCAATTACTTTCAGTAAGTATTTATCGTCTTGTGTCATTGGTTCAATTCTTCTTTCTTGTGTTAGAAAATTCATTTTCTCTAACCGTCTTTTTCTTTTGATAGTCATGACTGTACCTCTCATTAAGATTTGAAATAATATAAGTTTCTATAGATTATAACCCTCCTTATGCTACGGTAGAATATACCGTTCCCTTAGAACGTTTTTTTGGTTCAGTTGCATCTGTATTTTGTTCAAGCTCTTCAGAATATCCATCTTTAACAATTGTCATAGCAATAGTGTGATTTTTTTGTGGCACCTCAGAAAAATCGTGTCTTAATTGTGCAATTAGATATTTTCCTGAGTAGTATGGATCAGCTTTAGATTTACCATGCGTTTCTCCAACTACTAGCATTTCAAAATTGATGGTTTGTCCTACAGCCATATTTGTCATTCCATGTACTTCTACAACTAATGATATACCCTTTCTTAATTCCAAAAATTTGGCTTGTCTATGTAACAGACTATTTTCAATTCTATTTGGTGAATAGGGTGATGTAGTTACGTCTGTGTAATGCTGTGCATCATTTTCTTCTACCTTTGATGTTGGATGAAGATGTATATTCGCATTGGTAAAGTTATCCACTGTATTACCAAACTCATCAATTGTGTTTGTATTGTATATAGGATTATCACCAATTCTACTGTGATCTTTAAAATTTTTAAAGTATTTAAAAGATTTTATGTTATAGTTCTTTTTATAAATGTCATATGTAATTAACTGAGAACCCAACAGTCCACCTCTTACATTTGACAACATATCGTTTGCTTGTACTATTTGATGATTGATAGGACGACTATATTCCTCCAGCACATCTTTAACAACTGTCCCAGAACCCTTTTGGTGAGAAAACTTACCTGTATTATATGTTGCAGTAATTGGTTGATTATACAAACTGTCCAGGCTTCTAAAATGAATACCATCTTTGTTTTCATAAAATAAAAAGTAGGGAGAACCATGTTTCAGAGAGATGGCTTCAGATGTTAACTTTTGAATAAACGTAAAAGGAAGACTATTTGGTGCAACAAGTTTTCTAACACCAGTTGTTCCCTCAATGAATAAATCTTTTTTTGAATTTAAATACCTTTCATTTTGTAATACGTCGATGACAATTTTATCTATACTATTAATATAACTTTTAGAAACTCTTGTACGACTATTTCTCATCATCTCTGGAGAAGCAAAATGTAACACAATTGCTTCAGCGCCATCACCCATTAATCTTGTGTCAATTTTATATATAGAAAATACATTTTCTGTATAGTCAATAATGTCTGTTCCTTCACTACCAAAAGAAGCTGTTTTTATTTTAAATGATAGATATTCCTGTCCTATAATTGGCAGGTTTAATACGATACTGTTTGTGTCTAACAATATTATCTGACCAGACATGGTAGGAGAAAAAATATTTTCAAATAGGCTTAACTGCATCATCAAACCGTTCAAAGGTATGATGTTACCAGAGGAAGAAAACAATTTTATTTCTTCTATCTCATATTCACCAGCATACTGAATTCCAGCCATTAGATAATAGATTCCCCCATTTTCCTATTAAATTCATTAACAAATAAAGAAACATATTCTGGATCAAGTAATTGTATCTGTCTTTTTCTGTCCTGTTCTTTCTCTTCGTATTCGTAGTTTGTAATCGGAATTAGACCAGTATATGCGTCATCGTCGGCATCATTCTCAACCCAAATTTTTACAGTTGTATCACCAGAGTCTTGTGCAACCTCATAATGATGAGTACCATCGACATCATCATATTTGTCTGTGATGTATTGGTTAAACTGAGCTACACTCAATGGCCACTGATGAAAACGGTCTGTGATATCGTTTACCATTAAGACAACCCAATGCAATTCTGGTTCACCATACAACTTGTCTGCAATCATCTCTGGTGTCTCACTTTCCTTAACATCGTAAGTGTCAAACAACATAGCATTTGTTTTTACTTTTGTTCTAAGCCTAACTCTACGCAGAAGGTTTGTGACATCTTTGAAATTATAGTCACCTATAGAATCATAAGGTATAATCGGAAACGCATCAAAAAACATTTTTAGAATCCTTCTTCAGCACGTTCTTTGGTAATCAACTCCATTTCCTTGAAATTTAGTGTTATAGTAGTTTCTACTGGCGGAGCTCCTGATTCATTTCCATCAAAAGTTTTATATCGATCTCCACCATAAGTAATATTCATACTTTCTAAAACACAAGTTGATATTTTATGCAAGTATTGATTTTCTACTCCAACATACATATATTTGATATCAAATGTATTGGGTATTGTTAAATTTTTACCTGTAAATCCCTTTCCTTTATCTCCCTCCATCTCTGGTAACATATTCAGTTTAAATGCAGTTACAATATTTTTAACTTCTTCAGCCTCTTGTTCACTTTTAGGTATCATCTTGAATGTATATTGGAATCCTCTTTTTGGTAGACCTTTAAATGCTAACTCCATACGATTTGTCATAATGAAGCCGGCTTCCATTTCGTAAAGTTCTCTTGTACCTTGAAAGCCAGGCACATTACCAACAGTTGTTAATGCAGCCTTTTTCAGTCCGTCTACTACGGCTGCAGTTGTTTTATCACTCATCAGTTCTTTAACTCCGCCCTCGAATCCACTATCCTGCCACCCCGAAAATACGTCTTGCGCTGCAACTGCACCAGCACCTATCTCTGTGTCCGTATAGTTTGCGGTGTACGTTACTGACACTGTTGGGGGCATATACAATGCGATTGCGGTATCTAGTCGTGTTGTTGGGGGTCTATCAACTAAAGCAGTATTTTGTGATTCACTATAGACCGATCCTTTTGTTTTCTCTAATTCACCTGTGGGAGTTGTAGATTGGTTACTTAATCCGTCTATCAGATGGTCATTTCCTTGTGTGTTGGAAACTGTCTGGTACGAAGTACCAGCTGCACTGCTCACAGATGATCTTATTTCTGGTGGAATTCCGTTTTCGGATTTGGCTTTAAGTAGATTTGAGAAACCACGAGCACTTGCTTGTTTCTTACCGAAATGTATTTTTGCATTTTCCTGTTCGTTAATGAAAAATAAAATGTAATGGCCATGATTACCTAACCCCTGATCTGCGTTAGTGACATCAAGGGGAAAGGTAAATGCTTTTGGATCAAGGCGGGGTGTTAGTGCTCGATTCTCAGTTGGTTCTGCACGATTTAGTGGTGAGCCAACCACACCTCTCAAATTACCCGCTACCTTTTGAAATCCTTGATTTGCGAGAGATACCGCTTGACCTTTTATTACGTCTACAAATGAAACCATATAAATATACCTATTAGTCTAAGTATTTATACAAAATGGCGTACAGTGGAATATTCAAACCAATCAATCCTAAAAAATATCGGGGTAATCCTAACCAAGTAGTGTACCGTTCTCTATGGGAACGTAAACTCATGGTATACTGCGATAACAATGATGCAGTTCTTGAATGGGGTAGTGAGGAAGTCATCATACCCTATTTATCACCTTGGGATGGTAAACTACACCGTTATTTTCCAGATTTTTATATGAAAGTTAAACAGGCTAATGGTTCGATTAAAAAGTTTATTATTGAAGTAAAACCAAAGGCTCAGTGTAAACCTCCTATAAATAACCCTAAAAGAAAGACTAAAAAGTGGTTCAAGGCTGTTCAAACATGGGGCGTCAATCAAGCTAAGTGGAAGTCTGCAACTGAATACTGTAACGATCAAGGGATGGAGTTTAAGATATTAACGGAAGATCATCTCAATCCTCAGTATAAATAGTTGTATGGCAACTGAATTTATTCAAAAAGTACTGGATGAAACAATGGGACAGGAGCGTTCTGTTTCTTGGTTTCGTAAAAAAATAAAAGAGTTTGGAACTCCGAAATCAGCAGAACTGGTTCGGGAAGGTAAGCGATCAAACACACCTTTTCGTGGTAAGTTGAATATGTTCTTTTATTCACCTAAATACAAAGATAAGCTACCATACTACGATAGATTTCCTTTAGTTCTTCCTTTGGAAAGATACTCTGGTGGATTCATGGGAATCAATTTACACTATTTACCAATACCATTAAGAATAAGGTTACTTGATAAGCTCTATGAGTTCAGTAGTAATGATAAGTTTGATAAGACAACAAGGTTAACTGCAACTTATAACAGGATGAGAAACATCCCATTAGTTAAACCCACCTTACACAAATATCTGTATAATTTTGTTGAGTCACAGTTTCGCCGAATAGATGCAGATGAGTTTACTGTTGCCACATTGTTACCAGTACAAAGATTTAAAAAGGCTACAGATAGAAAAGTCTGGAGAGATTCAAGGGGAATGATCTAATGGCCGACAACTGGAATTTAGGAAGTTTTGTAGAGGCTACTGCATATGCAGGCCTTAATGAAGTTTTTGCAACATTTCGTGGTGATGATGGATTTGCAAGACCATCACGTTATGAAGTATTTTTCTTTCCTCCTATTGGAAAAGGTCGATCAAATGTGATGTATAAACTTATGGGGGAAATGTTTGGAAATGGAACCGCAAGAAAAACCGCACTACGATGTCAGAGCTTTGAATTTCCTGGCCGCAATCTGGATACCGCACCCGATACAAACATTTATGGCCCAACCAGAGAAATAGTTCAAGGATATTCTTTTGCAGAAACTACTGCGGTGTTTCAGTGTTCATCTGACATGAAAGAAAAAAGATTCTTTGAGGTTTGGCAACGACTTGCATACAACCCCCAAACATGGGCGATGCAATACTACAACGACTACGTTGGTTCAATAAAAATATTCCAACTAGACGAAACAGACAGACAACGATATGGTGTTGAGTTAGTTGAAGCATTTCCAAAAACAATAGCTGCACAAACATTGGATTACTCAACAGGCAACGCAATACAA